TGTTGAAGGAGGAAAAGTGATGGACCATGATGTTTGGATGAGAATATTGGATTTTATTGATAACCACTCGGTTGCATTGTGGTTCATGTTTGTGCTTTCGGCTGGGTTCAAGGTGCGGTGATGAGAGATGAACAATGGGTGTTGAAGGGTTGCCAGGCTCTTGAGGGCGACTCTTATATTGTTGAACGGTTCGACAATGAGGCCGATTGCAGGAAGGAAATGGAGCTCATGAAGCGGGAGCATCCGAGCCATTTGTTTTGGTGCGAGGTTTATGAATCGCGGCCGAGAGACCTGAGTTGGGTCGGAGATTAATCGTTTCGGAACCGAAACAATCGGACGAGGGTTTCGGATTTCTGAGAGGTCAGAAAATGGCCGATGGGCGTAAGTCATTGAAATACATACACTCCGTTTCTGTTCCATTCTTTATTTCATCTGTTGTCCTCTGATTAAGAGAGAGAGAGAAATATAGAAAAAAGGGCCGAAAACCGGTTCGGAGTGGAAACGGAGTGGGAATTGAAACTGGAGTTTGGGTTATGAAAGAGCAGGAATTTAAGAATTGGTTTCGTGACCATTGGAATGGTTGGGTGGCGGCTTATGAGCCGAGGCGAGGAGGAACGGTCGGGGTGGCCGATTTGCAGATCCTTATTCGTGGTCGATTGCTTCCGGTTGAGTTGAAGGTCGGCGAGGTTCAAGGCAAGCATCTCATTTCGCATGATGTCAGGGCTTCGCAAGTCCAGTGGCATCGCGAGCTGTTCAAAGCCGGAGGATACAGCGTGTTTCTTGTTGGTGTTGGTGAAGGCAAAAAACCGGATCAAGTGTTTGTTTTTCCCGGCGCGAAAGGTGCCATGCTTCAAAGTAAGCTCGAATGGCGTGCTTCAGACATCATTGATGTTATCAATTTTTCTTCTGATCTGCACGATAAGCAAGCATTCCTAATGGGTTGCTACTCGTAACGATTTCTTTTTGTTACCATTTGGAAACAGAGCATACTCCCTTTCTCATTCTGAAGGGGAGAATGCACTATGGCGAAAGCCTCAAAAGCTGTTGCACGAACAACACATCACAAGAGTTTTTGGTACGATGAGAACGTAAAGCAAGACGATCTTGCTGAGATAATTCGTCGTATTGCTGAAGGCGAAAGCCTCACAAAAGTTTGCCAGAGCCTGAATAAAGATGGTTCCAGACGGTTTCCAACACCGGCTTCATTCCTTGCAAACATCAAAGAAAACCCTGTTCTAAGCAAGCAATACGCGCGAGCTATTGAGATGCGATCCGACATTAATGTTGAGATCATGATGGACATTGCGGACGATGATGCGAACCCTGGCCGGGCGCGCAATCGCATTGATGCACGCAAATACCACAATGAAAAATTGGCGCCCAAAAAGTATGGCGCAAAGTTCCTCGCCGAAAGCACGATGGACGTAAATATTCGACAAAAGGTCGATTTGACATTGATGCCTTCGCAAGTGCGCGATCAGCTGCGCAACGCATTGCTGCGCCAAATTGAGCTGACAGCGATTGAGGCGGACTGATGAACATTCACGCCGCTTATCAAGCTGAGGAGCTTCTCGCGGATTACACTCCGGAAGAGCTCCTTTTCCTATTGGATAAGGCCGATTGCGAAGACGACTTTGTTGAATTTATCAAACAAGCATGGCATGTGGTCGAGCCGGGCCAAGAATACATCCACAACTGGCACATCGATATGCTGGCCGAGCATTTGACCGCCATCACTGATGAGGTGATGATCAACGATGAGCAATATTACAATCGATTGCTGATCAACGTTCCACCGGGCGCGATGAAGTCGTTGTTGGTCGGAGTGTTCTGGCCAGCTTGGGAATGGGGGCCGCGCAACATGCCCCATTTGCGTTATGTTTGCGCTTCTCATGGTCAAGACCTCGCCATCCGTGACTCGACGAAGATGCGCCGATTGGTTCAGTCCGAATGGTATCAAGAGCGTTGGGGCGATCGCGTCACGCTGACTGGCGACCAGAATGCAAAAACCAAATTCGAAAACACCGCGACCGGTTTCCGCCAAGCCATTTCTGCTGGCGGCATCACGGGTGCTCGTGGTGACAGAGTCATCATCGATGATCCGCATACGGTCGAATCCGCCGCCTCGGATCAAATGCGTGCGACCACGATCGAATGGTTTCTTCAGGCTGTTCCAACCCGTTTGAACAATCCCGATCGATCCGCCATCATCGTCATCATGCAGCGTCTGCACGAAGAGGATGTTTCGGGTGTCATCCTCGATAAGAAGTTGGGCTATGACCACATCATGCTGCCCATGGAATACGACCCCACCAGAGCCGCTCCAACGCTCCTAGGGGCCGAAGACCCACGCGAGGCACTCGGCGAGCTCCTTTTCCCTGAACGCTTTCCAGCGCACGTTGTAGAGCGTGACAAGAACTCCCTCGGCCCTTACGCCGTGAGCGGTCAGTTCCAGCAAATCCCAACCCCGGCGGATGGCGGCATCATCAAGCGCGATTGGTGGCAGCTATGGGAGCATGATACATTCCCTGCGTTCGATTTCATCGTGGCCTCGTTGGATACGGCATACACTGAGAAAACCGAGAACGACTTCACAGCGATGACAGTTTGGGGAATTTATACGGAGGATCCCGTGTCGGCTGAGGCTATGAAGAAACCGCTTAAATACAAAGACATGTTCCAAAAGGAACGTGGCTACAAAGCGCCGCACCCAAAGGTCATGCTCGTTTATGCTTGGCAGGAGCGTCTCACGCTGGGCAACTCGGTGACAAAAGTTGCGGAAACTGTGAAGCGGTTCAAAGTCGACACCATCCTGATCGAAAACAAAGCGGCTGGCATTCCAGTGGCCCAAGAGCTTCGTCGGCTTTATTCGAACCTTGGGTTCCAAGTCATCTTGGATGACCCAAAGTCGTTGGACAAAACATCGCGGCTCTATTCGATCCAGCACATCTTCTCGGAAGGAATTGTCTATTCGCCCGACAAGAGCTGGGCCGACCAAGTGATAACGCAGATTGCCAGCTTCCCAAAAGGCAAGCACGACGATTTGGTCGACACTGTCTCAATGGCCTTGCGTTATTTGCGAAGAACAGGCATGATTGCCCGACCCGAAGAAGCTCAAAACAACTACGAAAGCGACATGCAACATCGTGGTGCTCCTCCTGCGCCGCTTTATGCTGTTTGATTGAAAAGGACATAGCCAATGGCGCTCACCCCCGGCCTCAGCCCAAACATCCGCCTTGGCTCAGATCAGCCTGAACCGGAACTCCCTGAGGGAATTGAGATCGAGATGACCGATGAGGGCGATGCGCCCAACGTCGATGAAAAGGGCAACCTGCTCAGCATCGAGCATGGCGATGGGTCGGTGACGCTCACGCTCGATGGCTCGCCATTGGAAACCCATGATGACATGAGCCCGGCTGGCTGGTTCGACAACCTCGTCGATGAGATCGGGGAAAGCGAGCTGAGTCGCATTGCTGAAGAGCTCATGAAGGGAATTCAGGATGACCTGGATAGTCGGAAAGAGTGGATTGACGACCGGGCTCAAGGCATTAAGCTCATGGGACTCAAAATTGAGATCCCTGGACTCTCTGGAGCCGCCGACGGAGCGCCGGTGGAAGGAATGTCCCGTGTTCGCCACCCGCTCTTGCTTGAAGCGGTGCTCCGCTTCCAAGCTAACGCAAGGAGCGAGTTGCTCCCGACTGATGGGCCAGTAAAGATCCGCGAGGACAACAATAATGCCAACCTCGACTCCGATCAGCTCGCCGACGACCTCGAAAACGATCTCAACCATTATCTCACCTCGACCGCCAAAGAGTATTATCCCGACACCGACCGGATGCTTCTCATGCTTGGCTTTGGTGGTACTGCCTTTAAAAAGGTTTACTTCTGCCCCCTTCGTGGTCGCCCAGTCAGCGAATCAATCGACGCCGACGACCTCATTGTTAACAATGCCGCAACTGACCTGAGCAACGCAAAGCGTGTCACCCACCGCATCTACATGCGGCCATCGACCGTGAAGCGGATGCAGATCCTCGGCGTTTACAAAGACATTGAGCTGAGCACCCCGAAGCAAACGGACTACGATGCTGCCCAGCGTGAGAAGATGTCCCAGCAGGGCATCGCCCCCGACTCCATGAACCCGGACGATCGCGACCGCGAGATTTACGAATGCTATTGCGAGCTGAGCATCACCGGCTTCGAGCACAAGTTCAAGCGCAAAGAAACCGGCCTCGAAATCCCTTATCGCGTCACCATCGACGCCAGCTCAAAACAGATCTTATCGATCGTTCGGAATTATGATGAAGACACTAAAGACCTACCTGAAGCTCGTTCGAATTTCGTCAAATACACCTTCGTACCGGGGATGGGCTTTTATGACATTGGTCTCTTGCACATCCTAGGGAACACGACGAATGCTATCACTGCTGCTTGGCGCGAGCTTTTGGATGCGGGCATGTATGCCAACTTTCCTGGCTTCCTTTACGCCGACACAGGCGCACGCCAAAACACAAACATTTTCCGAGTTCCGCCCGGCGGCGGCGCATTGGTCAAAACGGGTGGCATGCCAATCAATCAGGCGGTCATGCCTCTCCCGTATAAAGAGCCTTCCGCTGCTTTGATGACGCTTGTGGACAACATGGCCCAAACCGGCATGCGCATTGGCGGCACAGCCGAGCAAGCGGTGGGCGAAGGCAAGCAGGACGCTCCGGTCGGCACGACCATCGCCTTGATCGATCAGGCGACGAAGGTTTTGAACGCTGTTCACAAACGGATGCACGCCGCTCAGGCCGAGGAGTTCTCGCTCCTTGTGCGTTGTTTCAAGGAAAACCCTGAATCGTTCTGGCAGAAAAACCGTCGCCCGGCCCGCAAGTGGGATCAGGAAACGTTCATTCGTGCGCTCAATCAGGTTGACCTCGTTCCGCATGCCGATCCAAACACAGCCTCACAAACCCAGCGCCTCATGAAGATCGTCGCGCTGAAACAGATCCAGGCCCAAAACCCAACGCTTTACGATCCAATTGCGATCGACAAAGCTGCATTGCAAGCGGTCGGTTGGTCGAACCCTGAGCAATTCATGATCCCGCCGCAAGCCCAAGGCGCTCCGCCTCCGGAAATGCAGCAGAAAATCGCCGAGCTTCAAATGAAAAAGCAAGACTCGGACACCAAGCTCATGGCCGCAAAGGGCAAAATCGCCCTCGAGCAAGCCAAGATCCAACTCGATCACGCGAAAATGCAGCAAGAAGGCTTGGCCGGTGGCCAAACTGGCCCAACCGACCACGACAAAAAGGTCGACCAATCGGAATTGATGATCAAGCAGCAGCTCGCCAACGTGAAAGCAGCTGAAGTGAAAATCAAAGCGGCCCAGCTCGCGGCCTCTGCGAAAAAGGACAGCATGGACAATCAAGTCGATGAACAGGAAATGCTCGCAAAAGAGCGCATCCAAATGATCGACCTTGCCCAGAACATCGCCGTTCATCCCGAAAGCGAACAAGTCATCCGCAATCTGCTGGGCACGGTTATCCCAGCCATCACTGGGAACAAGCCCCAATGACCAAAGACATCATGCGCCTCGCTCGTAACGTGAAGCCACTTAAGGTTGGATTTGCTTTTGGGGGCGCAGCGCCCATGAGCGTGACAGGAACAATGATTCCTTCGGTCTCCACGGTCCCGCAAAACAATGCCCCGACAAGTTCGGTCGGCGGTAACGCAATTTCCCCCATCCCATTGGTCACCTCGATGAATCCAACGGCCTCGACCGCTGCAACAACCACCGCCGCAAAAGCTGACGGCGGACGCATTGGCAAGGACGGTGGCGGAAGCCTCTCCGAGCGCCGTGCAGCGGCTCAGGCAAAGATCAAGGAGCTTTCCGCCCAGCTGCGCAACCATGCGCCTGGATCGCCCGAGCATGATGCTTTGAAACAGGCGATAAAAGACCAAGGCCAAATCGTCGCGCAAAAGGGCGAGGCTCCTCCTCCGCAGAAAGTTGTCGGCATTGGCCACAACAATCCTCCCGAGGAAACCCCAATTCGCGTGACGAATAAGTTGGGAACCTATTCGCATGCGGCAGAGGTTGCGGAAAAGGCTAACGTTGATAAAATGTCGCCGAGCGAATGGGTAAAATACCTCGGCAATCAAAAAGGCGTCAAAGAAGAAGAACTTCGTTGGGCCAATATTGAAGGAATGACTCCGGAACCGGGCAAAAAGTCCGTCAGCCGTCAAGCTGTCGCTCGCCGTTTGGAGGACGCAAACCTCGAAGACTACACAGAAAATGTTCGCTCTTATAAATATTTCAAAGATGCGACCGGTGCTCAATTAAGTCGGAAAGAACAAGCTAGAGCTGTCGCTTCCGATGCGCTGAAAGATCCTGAACTTTTCAAAAAAATTTACGGCGAAGATCCTGACATTGATCAAAGTCTTCATTACGCTGAAGAGGATCTCAAAAGTCAGGGCTACAAAAATGAACTGCTTCATCAGGCGCTTGCTGATCATTTAGCCAGCAATCATTCTTATGGAATAAACACATATTTAAGAAAAACTGAACCAAAGTTTGAACAATATTCCCTGAAAGGAAGAGGAAAAAACGAAAACTATCGCGAGATTGTTGCGCAATACAAACCTGACCATCCGCTTTACAAATATGATACTCATTATCCTGAAGACAATCCTTTATTCCATTTGCGTTTGGCAGATCTCCATACTCCGGAAGGCAAAAAGATCCTTCACGTCGAAGAAGTGCAAGGCGATTGGGGCCAGCAGGGTCGTGGAAAATTTAGCCCTGATGCGAATAAGAAAAGCGAGCTTAGAAAAAAATTCGAGCAGCTCGATAATGATTATGACGAGGCTAATGGAGATTTTCGTAGTGCAAGGGATGAATTCCATGAAAAACTTGAAGCGCCTCTCATGCAGCATTCTAGGGATTTTGAAAAACTTGTTTATGATGAAGATGGGGATTACACCGAGTTTTGGAGAAATCTTCCGATTGAACAGCGCCGAACTCTCAGAAACGAGCATCAAAAACAAACTGATGCATTAAATAGAGAGCTTAACGACAAAATTTCGACGCACGAAGCGAACAATTATGAAAATACAGAGGTCGAATCTTTCGCAAAACGGAAAAAAGAGCTTGCTAATTTGCGAAGCAATGCTTGGGGTGAATATCACAAAGTTAAAGATTTGATCCCCGAAGGCCCGCACGTGACCGATACAAAAGCATGGTCGAAACTGGCAGTCAAGCGCATTTTGAAAGAAGCAGCAGAAGGCGGCTATCACGGTATCGTTTTGACTCCGGGCAGTGAACAAAGCAAACGCTGGCAAGGACAACCCGGCGTTCAGCAATATTACGATGAAACACTTCAGCCAATGCTTGAAAAAGAGTTGAAATCGCATGATCCAGAGGCAGGGCAGTCGAGTAATCCTTATACTATCAAAACTACAAAAAAGATAACAAACCTTGATCATGAGGCTGTTGCTGATATGTTGGGAATGCCTGCTCCAACAAATGATACTGAGCGGCATGATGTTGCATCCGCCTGGCACAGAACTCCAAATCAAAATGAATTGCGCAACGATTGGGAAAACTCCGGCAGGAATATTCGAACAACTGTAGCAACTTTGCCGACATATGATATGACGCCCAAGGCTGCTGCTTCGATTCCGAACAATCAGCGGCTGTTCAAGCGTGGTGGCGACGTAAGAGCTCCAGTTGCCAAATCGAGAAATATGATTCACAATCCCGCGATTATTGGGCTGGCGCTCAATAAGATCAGATCGTTGCCGCGCGAAGATGATCAAACCCCTAGCGGCAAACAGGGACGCCTGTTCTAACCCCCTCCGGAGCCCACCCAATGTCTCACGCCGCCAAAACTGCTCGCGAAGCAATGAAGTTGAAAGCCAAGCGCCTCGTTTCAGCTGATCCTCATACGAAAGTTGATGCTTCTTCATGGACGCCACCCGAGGCTGAAGAAGCCTCTGTTCAAACGGGCATGCGCCCAGTGAGCAAGCGTGCGTACAAAAAGGGCGGAAAAGTAATCGGCAAAGCTGAAGGCCATAAGTCCGCTCACCGTGCCGACCGCAAGCCGCGCAAAGCTGGTGGCCGGGCGCTCACGGCAGACTCGCTGATCAATCGCGATGCAAAAGAAGCAAACATGGAACGCGATGGCGTGAAACATGTTGGCGGCATGAAAAAGGGCGGTCGTGCGCACAAACTCGGCGGTGGCCCAATCGGAATGAACCCGATTGCGAATCAAAATCAAATGCTCGCCCAGTCTATCGGCATGCAACGTAAGCATGGCGGCAAAACCGTTCATAAAAAGGCTCGCGGTGGCCCGGAAGGTGATTTTGCAGCACGGAATGAAGGTTCGGATGAAATTAGCCAGATGGCTAATAATCTTTCTTCTTCAGAACCAATGGGAACAAACTACGCCAATGTTCCATTGCCTCCACGTCGTTCTACGGCTCCTGCGATCAAGGCCCGCCAATCGACAGATGAATCTCCTGCTGGATTCAAGGGAAACTGGACTGAACCGCACAAGCGCGGCGGAAAGGCCGACGGCCACAAAGTCGAATGGCTTCATGAAAAGAAAAAGCACCATGCCCATGGTGGCAAGGCTGGCCATCCAGATGAAGCTGAAGACAAGAAGCTGATGCATAAGATGCTGAAGCCAAAAGCATTCAAGGCTGAAGGCGGCTCCGCCATGCACCACAAAGATTGCTCCTGCAAAATGTGCTGGGGCGGCAAAACGGAAAAGAACAAAGGCGGCGGCGTGTTCTCTGGCGAGGGCTATCCGTTCAAAGTTCCCGGCGAAGTGAAGGGTGGTCGTTCCGCTCATGCTCACGGCGGAAAAGCTGGCAAGGGAAAGATGAACGTAAACATCATCATTGGTGCTCACGGTGGTCATCCTCAAGGCGCCAACATGCCAAATGCTCCGGTTCCTGCACCAATTTCTCCTCGCACGCCTCCAATGGGCGGTGGAATGCCAGTTCCTCCTCCAGGCATGATGCCTCCGGGCGGCGGCGCACCGGGCGCTGGTGGTCCTCCTATGCCGCCTCCAGGCATGATGCCACGGAAGTCGGGCGGTCGCACGAACTATCCAATTCACGATGGTTCAGGTGGCGGCGAAGGCCGGTTGGAGAAGATCCGGGCTTATGGCTTAAAAGCAGCAGGACGTAAATGATTTTCTCGGGTGATCTCCACACCCGATGAGAGGAAGACCGGGCGCTTTCACCCCTCTGGGCGTCCGGTCTAGCCATTTCGATTTTTAGAGGGGAAAAAACCAGAGGGGTCTGGGATGCTGACGACACGAGATCAATTTATCATCGAATTAAAGATGATGATTCGAGAAGATTACGAGCGCACGCGCCATAATCTCTCCGCCGGTTCTGCGCAAAACTTTGATCAATATCAAAAGCAGGTCGGAAAAATTCAAGGGCTGGCAACAGCCTTGGAATACATCGATGACGCAATCGCTATCGTCGATGGCACTAAAACCAGAGGGGAATAAACTATGCCTGCAATGTCTATGTTCCATGAGGTCGATCCTCGGGAAGCACTACTCGAAAAAATCGGTTCAGTTGCTGATTTCGAGCTATTTAACAATCAGGTTTTGATTGCGCTTTACATTCGTCCAACGAAAACCAAAAGCGGAATTCACCTGACTGATCGAACCGTCGATGAAGACATCTACCAAAGCAAGGTCGGCCTCGTGATTAAGCTCGGGCCTTCCGCTTTTCAAGATGGCGAAGGCGAATGGTTCAAAGATGTAACCATCCGGGAGGGCGACTGGCTTGTTTCTCGCCCTTCAGACGGCTGGACAATCACCATTAACAACGTACCATGCCGAATTCTGCACGATGTGAACGTTCGCGGACGCATTCAAGACGTGGATCAGGTCTGGTAAGGAGTAATTTATGTCAGAAAATAACGACGACCAGCTCATTGTTGAGCTCGATCCGTTGGAAAATGAAAAACCAGCGGAAGAAATTAAGGTCGAAAAGGCTGAAGAGCCTGAAAAACCTATGCGAAATGAAATTTCAGCGGACGAAGGCATTCGTGAACTGAAATTTAAGCTCGAGGAAGAGCGCCTCGCCCGTCAGGAAGCTGAACGCCGTGTCCGTCAGGCCTCGGAACAGGCTTCATTGGCAAAGAACGAGGTTGATGATACCAATTTGCGGCTCATCGACAACGCAATCGACACCGTGAAGGGCAATCAGCTCGCGCTGAAGCGCTCTTATTCGGATGCTTTGTCGCGGGGAGACCATGATGAGGCAGCTGACATTCAAGTTCAGATGTCTGAGATTGCTCTTCAAAAAATGCAGCTCGAAAATGGTAAAAATGCTTACCAAAATCGGATGGAACAGGCGAAAGCTGCTCCTCCGGTTCAAAATGATCCGGTAGAAAAGCTGGCAGCCCAGCTTTCGCCGCGCTCGGCAGATTGGGTTCGCTCCCATCCTGAATATGCAACCAATCCTCGGCTTTATCAGAAGATGATCGCGGCGCATAACCTCGCCATGGCCGATGGTTTGGAAGCAGACACCGACGATTATTTCAATACGATCGAAGACACGCTGAAAATTCAGTCGAGAACTTCCGTTCCGCAGGAAGATTCAGCTCTTTCTTCGGCCTCTAACCCCACCAGCCGTCGTTCCGCACCTCCTGCCGCGCCGGTTTCTCGCTCTCCAACGACAAATTCAGGCGCTCGGCCGAATGTCGTGCGGTTAAATGCCCAAGAGCGCGAAATGGCAAGCATGATGGGAATGACTGATCAGGAATATGCGCGCAACAAAGCCGCCCTGATCAAAGAAGGCAAACTTAACTGATTGGATGAACAATGACCAAAGCTACTGAAACTCTCGCTCGCCGCGAAATGCGTCCACCAATGCGTGCTGACGACCCAAAAGCGCTGGCGGCAAAACGTGCTGCTGAAATTCGTAACAATTCATCCGATTTGGATGATGGTACGGATGAATTCGCAACCCCACCGGCTCCGGATGGTTGGACATATGAATGGAAACGCAAATCTTCCATGAACATGGACGACATCTCGCATATGAATCACGTCCGCCGCACTGGCTGGACGCCTGTTCCGGTTGAACGTCATCCTGAAATGATGCAGATTGGCGCAGAAGGCTCGATTGAACGCAAGGGTATGCTTTTGATGGAGCGTCCGGAGGA